AAACAGGCGAGTATATCACGGGGTACTATCCGATCCTGCCGTCGATGTGCGAGGTAGTGGAGTACCAGGGTCAGCCATGGCTCAGATACACCTTTAGTTCCGGACAGAAGGCCGCTATTGAATTCAACCGGGTTGGCATCATGACACTGTTTCAGTACAGAAACGATTTCTTTGGCGAGAACAACGCGGCTCTCTATCCGACCATGCAACTGATGCATACGCAGAATCAGGGTATTATAGAGGGTGTGAAAAACTCGGCAAACATCAGGTTCTTGGCAAAACTGACCGGCTTGTTTAAGCCTTCGGATATAGCAGCTGAGCGCAAAAGATTCACAGAGGAAAACCTGTCGGCCGAGAATAACAGCGGTGTACTGATATTTGATAACAAATATGCTGATGTCAAGCAAATTGTGAGCCGGCCGTTTATCATTGACTCCTCACAGGTGGAGCATATAAAAAATAATGTGTTCAGCTATTTCGGTGTAAATGAGAAAATACTGCAGAACAACTTCAATGAAGATGAATGGAACGCTTTCTATGAAGGCAAGATTGAACCTTTTGCTATACAGCTTAGTTTAGTCATGACAAATATGACTTTTACCGAACGTGAAATTGCTTTCGGCAACCAAATCATATTTACGGCAAACAGGCTGCAATATGCCAGCAACAAAAGCAAGCTGGATATTGTAGTTCAGCTTTTTGATCGTGGCATGCTCACTCGGAATGAGGGCCGTGAAATCTTTAACATGTCACCGCTGCCAGACGGTGACAAATACTACATCCGCAAAGAATATGCAGAAGCAAATCTGCTTGCGAAAGCACAAGGCTTAGGAGGTGAAGCTAACGATGCCGTTCAAGCCAGCGGACAGGGAATACAGGGCGGTGGTCCTACCCCTGCAAGTTCCGACGTCACAGAAGAGAATTGATAGCGACTACTATGTAGAGGGTTTTGCGACCACCTTTAACAAACCATATCTTCTCTTTGAAGTTGATGGCATTAAATACTATGAGGAAATCGATAGACATGCCCTTGATGAAGCGGACCTCTCGGATGTGATTATGCAATACGATCACCAGGGAAAGGTCCTCGCGAGAATATCAAATGGAACCCTTGGATTAGAGCCCAACGAAAAAGGGCTCTTTATTTATGCGGATTTATCCAAGTCGCAGGCAGCAAAAGAACTCTACGAAGAGATCAAAAATGGGCTCATCACGAAAATGTCCTGGGCATTCACGGTAGCTGAGGATGAATATGACCGCGAAACACGGACCAGGACCATTAAGAGAATCAAGAAGGTCTATGATGTGTCGGCTGTTTCCATCCCGGCAAACAACGACACTGAAATATCCGCTCGTTCTTGGCTCGACGGAGCGATCGAGGCTGAGAAGCGGGAGGCGCTGGAGCGGAAGAAAAGAATCATCAAATTATTGATTGATATGGAGGTATGAAAGTATGAATAAGAGACTTCAGGAAATAGAAAAAAGACTGAGCGAAATAAAGATTGAACTCGAGAAGGAAGGTGCTGACATCGACGCCCTGGAAAAGGAAACCAAGGATCTGATTAGCGAGAGAAAAGCAATCCTTGAAAAGATCGAGAAGCGAAACAAAATCATCAATGACATTACTTCGGGCGCAGGCAATCCTATTCCTGGACTTACACCTAAGCCAGAAGAAAACAGAACTGCAGAGTTCACCCAGGAATCTCCGGAATATAGGAGCGCTTTCCTCAAGCATCTAAGGCGTCTTGATCTCACCGAGATTGAACAGCGTGCATTTACTACCGTTGCAGGTAGCGCCGGCGCTGTAATTCCGACACAGACTCAGAACAGAGTCATTGAAATAGTGAAGCAGTACGCTCCGCTGCTTGCAGAAATCAACCTGATGCAGGTACCCGGTGGCGTTAGGGTGCCCGTTGAGGATGTTGTGAGCGAGGCTACTAAACACGCCGAAAACGCTACAATCACAGTATCCGACGATAAGCTGAAGTACGTTGATCTCTTTGGCTATGAGATCACCAAGCTGCTTCAGATATCCAAGTCGGTAATGCAGATGTCTGTGGACGCCTTTGAAAATTGGCTGACGAGCAACCTCGGCAGGTCCCTCGCTGCAAAGATTACCTCTTTAATCATCGGCGGATCTGGTGATGGTGAAGCTAAAGGAATTAACGCCATCACATGGAACGAAAACAACTCAATAACTGTTGGGGCATCTGCATCCCTGACCGTGAATGATGTAACTGCTTTGATCGGCCTGCTGCCTGGCGGCTATGATGCAAACGCCAAATTCCTGATGAGCAAGAAGACGCTGTTCACGGATTTCATGCCGCTCAAAGATTCCTCCAAGCATGACCTGGTGACCAGAGAAGGTAATCAGTATTACATCTATGGCTATCCAGTCATGCTTGACGAGAGAATCCCGCTTCATGAGGCAATTCTCGGCGATTTCAGGGCTGGCTACTATGGCAACATGCCTGAGGAAATCAATGTTGTCAACCAGTTTGACATCGATACCAATAGCTATAAGTTCCTCGGAACAGGCATGTTCGATGGAAAACCTGCGCTGCCGGACGCTTTCGTAAAACTGAGAAAGGCAGCATCTTAACGGGGAGGGCTTAGCCCTCCCTCATTTTACAAGGCAGGTGATAATCAATGCCTATACTCAACGACATCAAGACAGCCCTACGCATCAGCATCAACAACACGGCATTTGACAGTGAAATCACCGATCTCATTGCTGCCGCAAGGGGCGATCTGATGCTTGCCGGCATCCTCCCGGCTAAAGCCAACGACGACAACGACCCGCTCATAAAGCGGGCAATTGTGGTCTACTGCAAAGCTAATTTTGGCTATGACAACTCGGAGGCAGAACGGTTCCAACAGTCGTATGACATGCTAAAGGCCCATCTGACGTTGTCGCTAGAATACACGGCGGTGAGCGACGGTGAGACATAATCAAGTGATATATTTGCAATCCGTCACCGTGACTGAGGATGAGATTGGGAATCAAGTTGAGACGGTTACGGAGCGCATGGTATTTGCCAACGAATTGTCTGTGTCTGCTGAGGAATTCTACAGCGCTGGACAGGCGGGTCTACGGCCGACCAAACGCTTTGAAATCTATGCCTTTGAGTATCAAGGGGAAGAACGCTTGAAACACGACGGCGTGATCTATCGTATCATCCGGGTGGAAACACGGGGAGAGAAAACGAGGATCACTTGCGAAAGGGGGGCCGCCGATGTCTAATGTGTCCGTTGACCAATTGGCTGCGGAAATTGCAAAAGAGCTTTCTAAATACGGCCAAGAAATCGTAGAAAAAATCAACATATCAAGCGAAAAAGTTGGAAAGGCTGCGGTTAAACAGCTTAGGCAAACATCCCCTAAAAGGACGGGTGAATATGCCAAAAGCTGGACTATCACTACTGAAAAAGAAGTAGGTCAACCGCATAAACGGATTATTCACGCCAAGGCACCGCATTATAGGCTTACTCATCTTCTTGAATATGGCCATGCCAAGGTTGGGGGTGGCCGCGTTGAAGGCAAACCGCATATCCGGCCGGCCGAAGAGATGGTGATTCAGGAGTTTGTGCGTGAGGTGGAGGAGGCAATCAAACGTGGATGAAGCGACACTGTTTACACTGCTCAAATCAACCGGCCTGCCGGTGGCCTACCATCACTTCACGTCGCCGCCGACACCGCCCTATATAGTGTATCTGTTTAGTTATAGTTCAAACTTCGGCGCAGATAATAGGGTCTATAGCAAGCAGTCTAATTACCAGGTAGAGCTTTACACAACGGAAAAAGACCCGGTCAGCGAAAAGCTGATAGAGGGCCTTTTCGATGAGCACGACATCTATTGGGAAAAATCCGAAACCTATATCGAGAGCGAGGGCTTGTATCAAGTCCTTTATGAGATTTAAGGAGGTAAAGAGCCAATGTCTAACAAGATTAAATTTGGTCTTAAAAACGTGCACTATGCCGTAATCACGGAAACAGATGGCGTAATAACATACGATACGCCAAAACCTATCAGGGGAGCCGTCAATCTTACCCTGGACGCGGCGGGGGAAAGCGTTCAGTTTTACGCCGATGACAGCGTTTATTATGAAGAAAACACAAACGACGGTTATACTGGCAGTCTAGAAATGGCCCTGATTCCGGATGAATTCCGTGTGGATGTGCTGGGCGACGAACTTGACGCAAACGGGGCGCTTATCGAAAACAAGGACGCCAAAGCAAAGCATTTTGCTCTAATGTTTGAATTTGATGGAGACGCGAAGAAAATGCGGCATGTGCTGTATTACGTACTTGCGTCTAGACCCAGTGTAAGCGGTAGCACTAGAACCAATACCAAAGAACCGCAAACTGAAACAATGAATATAACAGCACGACCGGCACCAGATACCGGAGATGTTAAAGCAAAAGTTCCTCAAGGTAGCGCTGCATATGACACCTTCTTTGACGCTGTTTATATCAAAACTCCGGAGGAATAAAGCATGGAAAAAATACTTACTATCGATGGGCGCCAGGTAAAGTTTAAATCAACCGGCGCTTTTCTGCTTCGTTACAAGGCACAGTTCGGGCGGGATGCCATACAGGACATTCTTAAGTTACAAGCCGCTATAGACACAAAGACCAATGAATTAAGTAATTATGATGTATTAGACCTGGAAGTATTCTATAATCTCGCATGGACGCTGGCTAAAACGGCAGACCCTAGCTTACCGCCGCCAATGGAGTGGTTAGACAGCTTTTCTGAATTCCCACTAGTTGATATATTGTCCGAATTGACGGATATGATTTTTAGTAGTCTGACTACTACAGCGCAGAGTAAAAAAAAATAGAAGTTGATGAGGGAACCCCTTTCGAGCTGACAACGGAACAGGTAATGCTCCGGGCAATCGAAAGGGGTTTGACTTTGCGCGATTTTGAGGAGTTGACGCTTGGTATGATTTTAGACTTTATCATTACGTACAATAACGAGCGACTATCCGAAGATGAGAAAGAAGACAGTATCAGAATGGCAACGCAGGCAGACTTTGACCGCTTTTAAGGGCAGGTGAGATCATGGCTGGTAAAATTAAAGGAATTACAATTGAAATAGCAGGGAATACTCAGCCACTTAATAAGGCTTTAGAGAGCGTAAATAAGCAATCTAAAGACCTGCAAACCGAACTTAAACAAGTTGAGCGCTTACTAAAACTGGACCCACAAAATACAGAATTGCTTGCTCAAAAACAAAAACTTTTAGCCGATGCAGTAAACAATACGAAGTCCAAACTTGATACGCTTAGAGAGGCTGAACGCCAAGTCCAGCAGCAGTTTAAGGAGGGCAAAGTCGGCGAAGAACAATACCGATTAATCCAGCGTGAAGTAATAGCTACAGAACAAAATCTTAAAAAACTTGAAGAACAGCTTAGAGAAGTAAATAACAGATGGAAGGATACTGCTGAAAACTTAGAAAAGTTCGGGAAGAAATCCACTGAAATTGGTAAAGATCTGTCCATGAAAGTCACAGCTCCTATCGTGGCTACTGGAGCAGCATCATTTAAAATGGCAGCCGATATGCAGGATGCAGTTGGGGCAACGGAACAGATATATGGCAAAGCAGCCGATTCGGTCAAAGAATGGGCCGACAACCTGGAAAGTTATTATGGCATAGCCGAAAAAGAAGCCCTTGAATATGCCAACATGATGGGTTCCATGCTGCAGAATATCGGCGGGCTGACCGAGGAACAAGCCGCCAAACAAGCTCAGACTCTGATTGAATTAGCCGGCGATTTGACTGCAATGTATGGCGGCACTACAGCCGATGCGGTCCGAGCTTTGACTGGAGCGCTTAAAGGCAACAACACTATGCTCGACAACTATGGTATGGCGGTCAACGATGCCATGATTAAAACGAAAGCCTTTGAAATGGGCATTTATTCCGGCAAAGGAGAAATGGACCTAGCAACCAAACAGGCGGCTACTTTAGCCCTGATCATGGAGCAGACTGGAGCCGCACAAGGCCAGGCAGCAAGAGAGGCTGATGGCGCATCAGGTTCTATGAGGGCGCTCGTAACGGAGATCAAAAATCTCTCTACAGATATCGGCGAAGTTTTACTTCCGGTGATAACTCCTTTTATACAAAAACTAAAAGATATTGTAGGGGCATTTGGTGAGCTATCTCCTGGTACACAAAAAGCGATAATTGCAATAGCTGGTATTGCTGCTGCAATAGGACCACTTTTAATAATTGTTGGCCAGATGTCGCTAGGATTATCCTCTATCATTAAGTTGTTCGGTGGATTCAGTACAGCAACTGCAGGAGCGACAGCTGCAGCGTCAGGAGCCGCAGGAGCCACAGGAGGCCTATCAGCTGTAATAGGAGCATTAAC